GAAATTAAAGTTACCCTCAACAACATCTGTAAAAAATTGTGGGATACCATCACTAGTAAATTCCTCACCACCTTGAGGTTGTACTTTCTTAGGTGCTTGTTGTGAATATACAGTCTTATTACCTGAAGATGTATAATTATTATACCAATAGTCAAATGGTTGTGATGATACAATTGCAGTTGAGTTTTGACACTCAGGACAATCATTGTCAAAATAAAAACCATATCCTTGATATTCATTTAATTCAGTGTTAACCAATTTAGGTTCACCAGTTAATGTAGTACCTTGACCTCCACTATTACTAGTTGTTGTATGAGCACCTGTTGCAGTACCTGTTTGAGTTGTAGATTCATCTTGTGGTATACTTTGAAGTACCTGAATTTGTTCCTCAGCTGTTAATCTAGGGTTATTTAAAATTTGTTGGTATGTATATAAATCTTTTGTTGGTATTGTATTAAATTTAATACCTAACTCATATAAGTCGTATTTAGTACATCCCGCATAAAACGAATCAACAATACTTTGTATTCTGTCAGGTGCAATACCTTTAAGTTGTTTTTCAACAATTGTATTCATTGCAGATGGATGATCCACAATTATAGTCCAATTTAATGTACCAGATCTACTTGTATTTTTATAAGTAAAAATTGGTTCAGGTCTTCCGATGAAAGTTGTTTCATTAAAGTTTGATTGTGCATCATCAGAGAATTTTATATCGTAAGGTGGGAACCACATAATTCTACCACCATTCGGACCTTTTTCACAAACAGGTAAATCATCATAAGTAAACCCAGGTCTATCTGAAGTTCTCCACGCTAAATTTTCAAGTGAAAACATATATTTTTTAACCTTACCGTCCACAATGTTTGTAGATCCAGGATTTCTCAAAGGAGCAATGTTTAAGTTGTATGTATTATCTAAAACTGAATAATCAAATTGACGACCCGATGTTGTAATACCATCACTCTTTTGTAGATCAGCATATGTATAATATGGTGTATCCTTTTGGAACACTCTACAGTACTCTAACCCTGCTTGGGTACCATCTGCTTGGTTAACATAAGAAAGTACCATAGAACCCTTCGTCATCTCCTTATATCCATCATTGAACACTTTGGATACTTGGTTAATTGCATTACCAACATGTTTTAGTCTTGCCTGACCTTGTACTTGGTCCGCGGCCTCAACCAATCTTTGAGTTTCATATAGAATTGACCCTGGTCTAAAATCGATATCGGTTGATTGATATTGTAAGTAGTCAGCAGATATCTGATTAAACTCATCATCTAAACTTCCAGCACCACCACCTTGTGTTGCTCTGAATCCGGCATTACCTTTATATTTTGGTGATGTCCAAACTAACTGACCTGCAGTACCTCCACCATCACTATAAGACCTACCTTTTAAACCAAACTTAATTGTTTCTTCATTTCCTTCATATAAAATACCTAAAGTTTCAGGTCCATATACAATACTTTGTTGTTGTACCCCAAATTGATTTACGGGAAGTTGATTTGGCGGTCCATCAATTTGTGATGGCTCTGTTGTTTCACTACCAACATAATATCCTGAAGACTGAGCCTTATCTTGATTAAATAATGCGTTTACCGCGGCAGACGCACCTGCAATTAAACCACCAATTATACCTCTGTTATATGCGGGTTGATAAAGGTTGTAATCTAAGGCAGCAAACAAAGCAGATCTTTGACCATTACCTGTATTAGCAACAAAAATCTCAGAAGGATTTCTGTATTTGTTCATTATAGGTGCTAATAAACCACCCGTTAGGTTATTTGCAACACCTAATGCTGCTTCAGCCTGTGGTTTATTTATTGGATTGTCATCGTCAAAATAATCACCAGGTATAAATGAAACGGGAAAATATGTTCCTGTTAGTCTATTGGCTAACGAAACTGCCGCCAAAGCAGGATTTTCAGGGACCGTAATTTTCCAATTTTTAATAAAAAATGGTTGCTGACCTGTAGCCAACATACTAGCAGAAAATGGGTCACTAATAGTATCTAAGTTAATAACTCCAATTGTTGCTTGTTGTAATTCTTGTGATACTCTTTCGTTGAATGCGAATTTTAATTGTGACGCACCTATTTTAGCTAAAAAAGTATCTGACGATAAAGGTCCATTAGATCCAACAGGATCATCCTGAAATACAATATTAAAAGTTGGGTATGATGAATAATTATAATATCCTGGATCCCAATATGGTTGATATATATTACCCGCATTTTGTATGTCGGTAATAACGATTAAATCTTTATAACCACCTGAAGGCCCCCACTTATTGGTTACATAAGCGTTCTCTATAAAGAATTCATTTATAATATCTAAATTAGTTCCGTTTGTTGGGTAATATGGTCCTTGATTTGTCCCTTCAGGATTATTTGTTGATGCAACACTATTAATACCTATAGGGTCCCCAAACCCACCATCAGGTCCGTATTCATTTAAAGGATATAAATTTGTTGCAAATAAGTTTGTAGACACATAATTGTTTGGGGAATCAACTACACTACTTACAGTTAAGTTAGTTTCAAAATTAATTGGGTTACCAGGTGATGTATAACTACCCGGCACATTATAGGGGGGTAAGTTTCTTACCAATAACTGTTTTCTAAAAGATTCAGAATTACCAAATGAAAGGAAACTTTCTGCCATTTTTTTATTTTATAAATAGATTATAAGGCAGTTTTATTTTTAATAAATTATCATCTGTTCTTAGTTCCATTATCTGATGACGGTACACCTTTAAGTGATATTGTATTATTTAATTGGTTTACTGTGTTTGGGTCTTTCAATAGGTTATTGACATCCATTGTTCTTTGTGAGTCAGTTCCTTGTAGTGTAAGAGTTCCCTCATGTTTATGTATAACTTCAGTCTTGTTTTCTACTTGGATTGGTTTATCGTAAGTCTGTTTAATTTTATCTAGCACATTATTTGTGGCAGTACCAACTTCAATTTCTAATTTATCACTAAAGGTTTTCATTGATGTTGTGAAGTTATTTTTCAAAAGTTCCATAGATTCTTGCACTTTTTTATCATCTCCAGAAATATATCCTGTTATCATACCTTCAACAGGTTGTGCAAGTCCTTCTGTAAATTTTCTTCTATCTTCAGTACCACCAACCATTTTACCAAAAGTTTTGGCCGTTTCTAATTTTGTTTCGGCAACCAACCCATAAAATTTACTTAAAGTTGGTGATGTTGCAGTTGCAAATTTTGTAGCAACTACTCCCGATTCTAAAAGTTTTTCAATTCTTGTGGTAACATCTAACTGATTTACCGCAATGTCCTCAATACTTTTTGACGAATCTTCATTCGCCTTTTTTAAATTTTCTATATCTTCAGGTGTTAATTCCTCAACTCGTTTTGTTTCAGTAACCCCGGTTTCTTTATTTCTAACCTCAATTTTAGCAACACCATCTTTCATTTGTGCCATTGAAGCGATTAACTCTTTAGTTTCTTGGTCACCTTCAGCCAAACTCGGCATTTTGATTTGTTTTAATTTCATCTCAAAATCACCAGCCTTTAATGCCATTGATGCAAATTCTTCCGCAGACATACCAACCGCATCTGCAACTTCTCTCATTCTTCGTTTTGCCCCAGGTAAAATTTCCATTTGACCCGTAGTTTCATTAAATCTAGTAAATTCTTTACCTAAACTTACTATTTCTTTTTGTAACGCCTCAGGATCGTTTTGTGCCATATCCATAGCTCTTAACGGGTCTAATAAACCACTAGCGGTAACACCCATTCTTTGTAACGCTGCTGACATTTCAATAGCACCTTCAGGATTAAATGCCTTTTCTGAAACTACGAAAACTTTGTCCATTGTGATTCCGAGTCTTTCACCAGTCGCAGCCATTTTAGCCAATCCTTTAACCCCATTATCGAAATTATATATATTCATTTTACCAAGGTTACTCGTAACTTGACCCGCAACAGCGGCTACCGATACTCCAGCACCTCTAGCAATTTCAGTAACTTCTTTCATTCTATCACCAACATCGTAAACTGATATACCAACATCCCTAAAATTAGACGCTAATGTTTCTACCTGAACGCCTGTAACTTGTGTTGTTGCCGCTAGTTCAACAATTGCCTCCTTACTTAAACTTGCGGCAGTACCTAAACCTTTCATTGCACTTTCAATTGTTGTTGTGGCTTCATCTTCAGTCATACCCATTTTAATCAACTCAGGTGCAACATTAGCAATTGAATTTTTAAACTCATCAACTCTTTCTCTCGATAAACCAAATGATCTTTGTATCTTATTAGCTTCTTTTTCAAGTTGGTTGAACACATCCGCATCAGGTATCATAGCATTAACCATTTTTGCTAAGGTTAATGTTGTCTGTGCTCCAATTTTTTCTAAACTTAAGGTATAAGCATTTACACCTGCGGCAGCCGCTTCAAGTTTTGTAATAGTTTCTTGACTAGCAAAAAAACTATCTTTAGATGAATCATTGGTATTTTGTTCGTCATTAGGAGGAGGCATAAGTATTTTTAATTATAAATATTTTTTATTGAGTTTTTTTTGTATCCTCAGCATATTTGTTAATTAAATACTTTCTAACATAAGTGGGCATGTTTTGAAATTCAGAATACTGAGTTCTGAAAATTCTTGAGAAATAATAAAATTCGTCTAATAAGATTGTCTTATACTGATAAGAAAGGCCGAAAAAATTCCACCCCAAAAGTAATGTCAACCATTACTCTTTCTCCTGACGGGGCTATTACTTCTTTTACTAAATCTAATCTAGGTTCATTATCCGCCATGTATCTTCTAATGAATTTAGAATCACCTATTGGCATCTGTTGTACGAATGTTGAAATTTTACCTTTGTCTTTGTCACCATTGAGTTCAACTATGGTTTGGATTAATCTTGTTGTAATAGATGGTGGAGTTCTATCTGATGGATATGATCTTAATATTCTTTCAATTTCGACCTTATCCGCAATTGTTAATACTTTTAATTTAACTCTACTTTTTGAAACAGGTAATTCAATCTCAAATAAACCTTCCTCGTTTGGAGTATTTTTTGGTTGTTTGATATTAAGTTCGTCTAAAAGAATTGTCGCATTAAATTTTTCACCTGTTGCAGGATCATTTATCATAAGACTATAATCAGGACCAAACGAAGTGTTTCTTAAAAATATTAAGATTGCCTCAATATCCCCATCAATCATTTCTTCAGGTCTAAGATCTCTTTCATATAACTTATTTCTAAGTAATGGTAATATGATACTTTCTTGTATACTTTTTTTAAAATCCGCTTCAGCGATAATGTTTTCGTCAATCGCAGTTAAGTACCCTACTTTAACAGTCTTTTTCTTTGACTTATAAAAAATACCTCCTGATGGTAATTGTATCACATCGTGTGGTAAATTAAAATCTTGTTGTCCTGCCGTATATGCATCTTGTTCCATAATATAAATGTTTTACAATAAAAATAAAAAAGACCTACCACTAGTAAAGTGAATAGGTCTTTAATATATTTTTTTTTGTTTTATTTTAGTAAACCAAAATACAACGGTCCATTCTCATGTTTGCAGTGATTTTAGCAACACCGTCAGTTGAGTATGAAAGTGATCCTCCATCGTAACCTGTTAACCAAGTACCTTCTAAAATCCATTTCTCAACAACAACACCTGTTGGATCTAACATCTCAAGGTCGACATTTTTTTTGTAACCCGCAGCATAACCCATACGACCTGTTACTGACTCAGCACATAAACGAATCCATTCCATAACCGCTTGTGATGCTGAAGGTCCAATTGGATCACGGAAAGTAACTGGAAGTTCTTGCCATACAAAACGACCTGCAACATAAGTTGAAGTATTTAAGAATTGAATCTCCGTTGGAGTAATCTGTAATTTAGGTCTTGATGTAGTTTCAACATACCACTCGTTAATACCAAGTGATGATGGAAACCTTAAAATCCATCGGTTCTCCCTTTTCGGTTCGTAAGGGATCGGCATTTTCATTAATAAATCAGCCATATCTTATTTTTTAAATTTTGTTTTATTTTTTATTATAAATACTATGAAATAAAAATTTTTCTATTTACTTCAATAATTTTTCGAGTTATATCTTTTCTAGGCCTAGTTTTAATTAAAATTTAGTTTTCTTTCCTCCTCCTGTATGATAAATATCTAAACCAGATTCATCATCAAAGTGTTTTTTCATTGTTTCTACATTCTTTAAATCATCATCTGAAAAACCAATATAAGGTGTAAAATAATTACTAATTTTGTTTTTCATATATGCCTTCTCTTGAAGTCTTTGTGAAAGTGTTTTAACATATTCCATAAATTGTCTCATTGCACTAACCTTTAATTCTTCAGGATTCGCAGCGGAACCTTCTCCGAAACTAACAGGGTGATACTTACACATTTCTAAATAAGTCCTCAAAATTTCGTCGTCTGTCATATCTTCTTCATCAGCAATTTCTCTATACTTTCTTAAGTTTCTAACAATCTCTTTTTCATTTAATCCGTGCATATTTCTCTTAATAAGGTTGTATACTCCATTTTTTAAAACACTAGGTGTATGACCTCTTGCGGTAATTATTGCAAAAATAGACCCATTATTAACTGCCTCAACAAAATCATCCCATGCAGGACCTGTTGGTGCTTTCATTGCGTCAACTATAAACTTTTTGTCACCTGTGACTTTGAAGTCTCTAAAGGCGTCGTCGTCATATCCTACTATAGTATGTCCCTCATAATCAAAAGGTTCTTTACCAATTTCTGATCTGTACTCCGCAAAATCTTCTGTCGACATACCAACACTTTCACCGTCTTCATCTACTAAATAAATCTTAGTTGGCATGTACATAAGATTGTCGTCCCAGTCAAAAGCATAATACTTCATTGTGGGTTTCATCTGATCTTGTATAATCTCAGATATAATTTGTTTAACAACTTTTTTATAATCCATATTAATAAATATTACATAAATAAAAAAAGGGGAACTATTGTCCCCCTTTCTTATACATTATTTAAACATTAGATATTCTCAAACGATGCTCCTGTTGGAGTGATGTAGAATGTAATGTCGATGAATTCAAGAGCTCTTGTAGGTTTGATGTAAATCTTACCTGTCAATTGGTTTCTGTCGATGTCTTCAGGGTCGTTAGAAACGGTTACTCTAAAGTCATATAAACCACGGTCTCTTCTAATCGCATCTAAGATTGGGTTAACCGCATTTAAGAAGTCTTGTCTAACTTGTGCGTCGTTTTGTTCAAACAATAATCTAATTGATACTGCTGAAATTAACTTACGAGTTTGTAATAACAATCTTCTAACATTGATTCTATCAAGAGCAGATTCTCTAACTTGTAGAGTTTTGTTACCCCAAATTACTGTACCTACATCTGAGAAGGTTGCGATTGGGTTAAGTCTACCTGTGTAAAGAATGTCTCTATCTTCTTGAGTCAACTTCTTACGAGCCTTAATACAGTTAACAATACCACGAGTGTAACCCGCCGCAGCGAACCAAGGGAA